GCTTCACCTTCTCCGCACTGTCATTCATTCGATCCGCGAAGTCGGTGTTGACTGTGCCGTCGGCGCTCAGGGCCTCGGCGCGGATGCTCTGGTATTCCTGAAATGCCGACATGAGCGGGCGCAGCGCCTGCTGCACCTGCATGTCGCCGAACAGGCTGGAAAGCTTCGCCTGGTCCCCGTCGGTGGCCTTCTGCGTCAGGCGCACGATCTCCTCGATGGGGCTGCGCCCCTCCTTGGCGGCCTTCTTCATCGCGGCGGGAATGTCGATGCCGAACTTCTTGAAGTTCTTGATCGTGTCCCCGGCGTTGATCTTGGAGAGCAGGTTTTGAAGGTTGGTCGCAGCACCAGCGGAATCGCCCGCACCCTTGCGCGTGATCTGGAGCGCGGCGGCTAGATCCGCGACGGCCGGAACGCCTTTGGAGCCAAGGCTCTGCATACTGGCGGTCAGTTCCGGGAAGTACTGCGCCATATCCTTGACCTCGAAGGCGCCGCTCTTGCCCGCCTGGGCCATCACGTCGAGCGCCTTGCCGGTCTGCGCGATCGGCACCTTGAGGTTGTCGTAGGACGCGAAGGTCGCGCGGCCGAGATCGTCGATTTCCGCCTTGTAGGCGGTGGCCGCGCGCCCGATCGGCGTCATCATGTCGACGGCTTGCTGCGCGCCGAGGCCGAAGCCGGTGAGGGTGTCCACGCCCTTCTGCAGATCGGAAGGCAGCTGGTTGACCGCCAGCGCGGCCCTACGCAAGTCGAGGCCCATCAGGCGCCCGGCCTCGCGGCTCTGGTTCGCCTTTTGGTTGATGTCGGTCATCACCGACTCAAATTCCATGGCGTCCTGCGCGGCGCCTTCCAGCGGCCTGGCGATAATCATCCCGGTGCCGATCGCCGCGGCGCCGCCGACAGCGAGACCGGCGGCCGAACCTTGCACTTGCGAAAAGCGTGATCGGGCGGCGGAAAAGCGCCGCTCTCGGTCCGACACCTCCTGAACGCGGCGATCCTGATTGCGCAGGCTGTCGTTCGACCGCTCGATCTCACTGCGCAGGCGGCGCTCTTCCGAAGCGAGATTGCGGGTGGAGACGCCCGCCGCCGCGAGACGTCCGCGTACCTCGGTCAGGCGGGTTTCATGCTGGCGGTGCTGGGCGGTCAGGCGCTCGGCGTCGCGGCGGGCGCGATCGAACTCGATCCGCATGTCGCGGGTGGGCTTGGCCGTTGCCGCCATGGCGCGCCCAAGCTCAGTCGCACGGGCGCGCGCCTGCTGCATGGCGCGCTCGCTTTCGCGCATGCCCTGCTTCAGCTGACGGAATTCGCCGACGTCGGCCTGCGCGCGCTGCAGGCCTTTCAGCTGGTCGCGGGTGGCCTTCAGGGTCTGCGCAAGCCGGGAGGAACCCGAGGCAGCGTCCCGCATCGGCCGGGTGAGCCGGTCGGCGCCCTCCATGAGGACCCGGATGCGCAGATTCCTGTCAGACACTTATCGTTTCCCGCGTTTCGATGAGGCTTCGGCGGATCCGGCGCGCTTTTCGGCTTTCGCGCGCCAGATCATCAGTTCGGCTATGGGCCATCCATCCATCTCGGAGGGCGGCCAGCTGAAGACGCTGGCGATGTCCGCCATGGCGTCGGTTACGTCCGCTGGGAGAGATCCTGCTTCGCGCCCTTCGGCAGCAAAAAATCCATGACCTCGCTGCCCAGCTGGGTGAGGTCGGCGGGATCGAGGTTGGCGATGTCCTGCTTCGACAGCATGGGATCGGTGATGCGCGGCAGGAGCGTTTCCAGCGCGCCGTATTCGAGGTTGAGCAGGCCTGACAGCGACAGGCCGCGCAGCGAGCCGGACTTGGGCTTGCGGACAAGCACGGTCTCGATCGTGGTTTCGCCGCGCGTGAACGGCGCGTCGAGCGTGACGGTGCGAACTTCCGGGGCGGCGGAGGTGGCGATGGCGGTTGATGCGGCCAGATTGGCCTTGGTCTGGGTCATGGAAATTCTCCGTGGGTCGAAAGGCTCGGACTTCGTGCGTTCGAGTGGAAATTACGGCCCGGCGCGCGGCCAGGCCGGGGCGTCAGAACATGCCGAGGGCGGTGCGGCGCGCAGCGAGCAGATCGATGCCGTTGACGACTTCGACCATGTTGATCGGGTCGATCTCGATTTCGGTCCGGCCATTCCAGACCAGCTTGTAGTAGGCGACAGCCATCGTGGCCTTGAAGTCGCCGACCTCGCCGGTTTCCTGATCGCCAAACTCGATTTCCGAGAACCGGCCGCGCAGGATCACTTCCACGGTATCGATTTCGGCAGTGTCATCGCGCTGGTAGTTCCCAGCGAAGCGCATGTAGACACCATCGATCGTGGGCGTTCCCCACTGGCGGATGATGTCGCGCATCGGCCCGGCGAAGGTCATGGAAGCCTCCATGGCTTCCTGTCCCATGTCGAGCGAAACGGTGCCGCTCATACCCGCGCCGCGATACTCCTCCATCTTGCGCGTGAGGTTGGGCAGGCCGACCGTCTTGGCGTCGCCCTGATAATCGTTGCCTTCATTGAACAGCATCTGGTCCTTGAGGACGCGGGGAAATCCCATGGTGGGCTCCTATGATCGAGGTGGTAGAGAGGGCGGCCGGATCAGGCCGCTTCGGCCAGCTGGTTCGCGAAGTCCGCGAAGTAACTGTCCGTGATGCGCTGGTTGAAGCCGAGGTCTTCGAGCGGCGGCGGCACGGTGTAATCGTAGTCGATGCGCAGCTTGCCCGCCTTGAGGCTGGCGGTGCTGTTGTTCGCCTCGTCGTACTTGGCGTTGAAGCCCAGCACGATGCCCTGCGACTTCAGCTGCCGGCCGAAGCCATTGATGGTCTCGACGATGTCCTTCACCAGCGCTGGGGTCAGCGGCTTGTCGATCGCCCAGAGCATGCCCGCGACCACGGTGTCGGCGAGCAGCTGGGCCACGCGCACCGTGCTTTCGAAAGCGAACAGGTCATCGTCCGAGCAGGTGCGGTTGCCCCAGAAGCGAAAGCCGTCGTCGGTGCGGACAAGCGCAGTGACCTCGGAAGCATTGAGGAGGTTGGCCTCGCTGGTGCCGTCCTCGATATCCCAGCGGATGGGCAGGCTGACGCCGACGACGCCGCTGACGGCGACGTTCGAGAGGGTTTTGTGCGGGCCGGTCTGGGTATCAATCAGCGCGCGCAAGCCCATGGCGTAGGCGGCGGCATAGCCGGTGACGTTGGTGCTGGTCGCGGTGTCGAACAGCAGGAAGTCCGGCATCAGCAGCATGAGTTCGCGCGCCGAGAAGTTCGCGCGGTAGAGCAGAGCGTCTGCCACGGTATCGCCGATTGCGCGGGCATAGGGGAAGCCGCGCAGCTTCTTGGCGATAGCAACAAGCGCCGTCGTGACCGCCTGCGTTTCGAGGCCGGGGGTGCCGAGGACCTTCGGCTTCACGCCCAGCTGCGACTTGGCGTCGAGCAGGGCCTGCATACCGGTCTTCTTGCCCTCGGGCGTGGTGGTGCCGATGACGTTGCTGGCGGTGCCAGCGTCGTCAGCGCCTTCCTCGACGCGCACGACGACGACGACGGCGCGCGTCTGGTCGGCGATGGCGCGCAGCGATTTGGCCAGCGTGCCGTCCGTGCCCGCCTTGCCGATCGCGGTCTCGAGGTCGGTGACCAGCGCCGGAGTGTCGAGCGGGAACGTGGTGGCATCTGCGTCGGCACCGGTGGCAACCAGGCCGATGATGGACGTGGAAACAGCGGTAAGCGTTCGGGCGCCGTCGCTGATCTCGGTGAGGGTAATGCCGTGCTTGAAGGCCATGAACAGGATCCTTGGTTAGAGAGAGACGGGCACGAGAAGGCGGGAGCCGGCGTTCGACGCGGTGCCGGTGCGCCGGGTGTCGAGAACGATGACGGCAGAGCCGCGCGTGGCACCGGCCATGAGGCCGACCTGATCCAGGCGGATGCGATCTTCCCAGCGGGTAAGGGCGATGACGGTGGCCGCGTAGATGCGGAGGATGTTGGCGCGGGTCATGGGCTGGTCGATCAGGTCCGGCACCAGCGAGCCGAACTCGCGGCGGCCGACGCATGAACCGATGCGGGTGCGCAGGATGATTCCGGCCGACTGGCGGATGTCTTCGTCACCCTCGATCAGTTCGCCGGTTGTTTCGTCCATGGCGGCCATCAGATGGGAGCTCCGCTCTGCGCGGATCCTGCGGCGACGCCGTTGTGCTTGTGGCTCTTGA